GCTATCACACTTGGATCAATACCTACCAAGTCTGATAAGTTGAAAGTCTTCAAGCAGTTTGCCACACAAATGTCGGATATGACTAAAATCGGTAACGGTTTTCGTTCTATGCAATATTTGTTTAAAGAAGCAGTGAATTTCGTTCAAAACGTTATCGGGTTTTTCTTCAATCAAAAACATCCCGATGTTGTTGCAATGGAAATATTAGAGAAAGAATGCGACGGAATTGCAAAATGGTCTCAAGAAGTCCAAAAGGTTTCATCTCCAACTTTAAACCTAAGATTTGGATACGATCAAGATCTTCGTGATAGTGTATATAAATTAGCAGACGAAGGAGACCAGTTTTATGACAAAATTCGACGAATTAAATTGCCAAACACTATTAATCAGGCAATGTTCATGACCACATATAATCAACTTCATAAAACTATTAAGGCTATGGAAAAGATACCCTTCAATGTTCCATTTAGAGACGATCCGTTTAATATTTGGATGGGAGGAGGCCCCAATACTCAAAAATCATATTGTATGAATCGTATTGTCGAAGCATTGGCAGTAGATCAGGGTGCTCCTAAGCACAATCGGTTATATATTCGACAAACCGATGAAGCCTTTTGGCCTGACTACACTGGACAATTTGCCGTTGGTATTGATGATTTTGGTCAATCACGTGACACTGTCAAATGTAATCCATGGGCTGAATTTATCTGTTTAAAATCAAACGCAGCAAAATCAGTTCAAATGGCAGCAGTCGACGAAAAAGGACGCATGTTTACATCAAAGGTTATCTTCATAACATCTAACCTCATGTATCCTAAACCAGTGGAAATTTCTTCACATCCTGCATTATGGCGAAGGAGAAATATTTTAGTAGAAGTCTTTTCAACAAAAGATCCAACACTCGAATATGTGGCTCCTGGCGATCTATCTCATCTCACATTTCATGTATTAGATCCCCTCACACAAGGTGTCAAGTATGGTGAATTCAATTTTGATGAATTCCTTATGTATTGTCGCGTAAAGTGTAAACGTTATTTAGAAGTGCAACGCAACCTTGTGCTTGAAAATTCAAAATATTGTGACAATATAGTTCCTTTAGATCAGATTCCATTACTGACACCTCAATATCTTAATGACATAATGAATGACGGCAATCGGTGGAAAGAGTTAGTAGAGAAATATAAAACGTATACTGAGGAAGCTACACTCAATACCGATCCAGTACCACCTTTAGAAGAACGTCAAGTTTCTCCTCAGATGTTTGAAAATCCGCATCCACGACCTCTTTTTAACTATCCTTTCTTTAGTTCTATACCTATGGGTGATGCGCTCTGCTGGATGAGTAAAGTTAAGAATGGCTATGTCCCTGACTGTGCTAATCTTGATGACGCTCGTATGGCAGTATATGCATATTACCTAAGTGGGTATGACTTCTTTACAGATGCAGTTAAAAATTTCCGACCTTCCGAAACCATTCGATCTCGATTGTATTATGGTAAATTAGTTCCATTTTATTATCCTTGGAAAATGACCTATTTTTCACATCAAGATCGTTTTCTCGCCCATAAAGAAATTGCTTTAACAGAAGATATAGAACAATTGGCTCACATTCCTTTCAGTCTGTC